TATGAAGAATATAAAGCCAAAATTGATGAAGAAAGCAAAATGAATGAACTTTTGAAAGCAATTAAATCTTCTGGAAAATCTATTGATGAGATTGAAGCCTTCATAAAAGGTGAAACAGTTAAAGATACAGAAACTAAAACAAAATAATAAAAATATTGTGAATTATACTTAGAGTCTATGTGTTATACATAGGCTCTTTTTTGTATTATAAAGGAGTTTTTATATGAAAAAAGAAAATATGGAAATTAAAGAAAACATTACAATTAGCGATCAGATCAATGTTATTAATTATATTACGGATTACTATTTTACAGATGGCGAATATACTCCATATTATGCAGGGATTGGAAAAATTGAAGCAATCGCACTATTCTTTATTGAAGGTGTTGAGTTTGATGAAGATGAATACGTATATGAGTGCGTAGAAAATGATGGAGAACTGAGAAAACTTGTTTATAAGTTTTGTTATGATGTTGCGAATGATAAAATTGCAAAAAAACACAATGAAGAAAATGGTAAATACATTGATATTATGAGATTTGTAATTGAAAATGTAAATGAAAAACTTGAATTTGAAAAGCAGAAAAGAATTCATTGTACAGATGAAAAATCAGAATTTATTTCTTCTATTTCTAATTTTATTAATGACCTAGACTCTGCAATGAGTAATTTTTCTAATTTAAAACTTTCAGAACTTACACCGGATATAATCGAGAAAGCAAAGAATATTATTGACCAGTTATCAGATAAAGAAATTACCGCAGATGTTATTTCAGATGTTATAAAGAATGCTGTGGATTTTAAAGTTGATGAATCAGAAGTTGTTGATGGTTTAAAGTCTCAGATTGGAAATCTCTGTGATTTGTTAAAAGATGAAAGAAAGAAAAATAAAACTCTAGAAAAGAAAGTAGCTGATTTTGGTGCGAGAAATGTACTTGCAGACAAATAAAGAGGTGGTTATATGGGAACAAAAAGTTTTACAGATATTCAATCATTATTATCTGCTGTAAATCAGGAAATGGCGCAGGTTATGGATGAGGTTAGTGTCGAAGGCGAAATGATAGCGTCAAGAAATGCAGAGTCGTTCTATTCTCAAGGAGATCCTTCAAGTTATATAAGAACTGGAAAATATGGCGATGCTCCAACATCTGATGGTGTACAAAGGTCTGGGAATACTGTTTCTACAGAGATATATATGGAAGAAGCAGGTCATGGATATAGAACGGGTACGTTTTCTGCAAGGGAAGTTTGGCAAGCTGCGGAAGATCATACTGCTGGTGTACTTGGTAAATCAGGACTTTGGCAAGACTCAGAAGATGAAATTAAAAAAATGGCTTATGATAAATTTGCCAAACATTTTAAATAATATTAAACACAAGAAGGCGTTGATCACGTCTTCTTTTTTCATGTAAAAGAAAGGATGTGATTAACGTAAATGAGTGATTTTAGGTTAAAAGTCCAAGCTGAACTTGATGCAACAAAATTGGAAGGACAAATCAATGAGCTAAAAAGTAAAGAAATTCCATTAAAATTTAAGGCTACTGGACTAGATGGGCTAGACAGTAAAGCATTGAAATATATTGACAAGCTAAAGTCAAAAGATATTAATATCAATTTTAATGTAACTGGAATAGATAAATTAAATACAGCAGTTGACACAATTAAAACCTTATCTGGTACAAAAGGTAAGAAAATTAACATTGAAATTGGTGGAAGCAAATCTATCGAAAAAGATATTTCCAATTACAAGTTATTGAAAGATCTAGCTAATGAGCTTAGTAAAAAGAAAATCTCATTAGCAGGGCTTGATGTTAGCAAAGATGGAAATAAAATTGCTGAATTTAAAAAGCAGATAGAATCGTTACAAACAGAATACGATAAAATGTTTCAATCTTCAAAGAGTAAGCTAAGTGACAACCAACTTGCAAGTCTTACTCAAGTATTTTCCAAAATGGATAATAAGATTTCTGAAACAAAGGCTAAAATGCTTGATATGGCTGATGCTCCTAAAAAGGTTGCAAAAGCTGTAAACCAACTGGATGTTTCTACTTTTATAAATAGGATTGGTAAAACAATTGAAACGAATACGAAACTTACAGATGAATGGATTCAGAAATTACAAGAACTTCAACTAAAAGCTGCGAAAGTCACAAATGTAGATGAGTTTTCAGGTGTCAAAAAGCAGTATTCGAACTTCATGTCTGAAATTGGTAAGGAAGGATTGCTTGGATTATCTTTTGCGGATAGATTTAAAAAATCTTTCGGTCAGATTTTTCAGTTTTCTGGAATTTATTCAATGATCCAAAACGGTATTTTTGAAATTCCAAGACAGGTGATAACTGCTGTTAAAGATATAAATGCTGCACAGATTGAGCTTGCAAAAGTGTCAGATGCTTCTGGCTCTCAGTTGTCTAGTTATTGGGATGAAGCTGCTAATAGTGCTAAAAAGTATGGTGCTACGATTAGTGATGTAATTAGTAGTACTGCGGATTGGTCAAGATTGGGTATGATTATTGCTCCCTTATACTGTGAAGTATAAGTGAAAATCCTCTCAAATCGGTGAAACTCCTGAGAAGGACAATACCGAGGGTAATGCATAAAATAATTAATTATAAGTTATATTGTTCTCTGTTTTCGGAGGTCAATATGCCAAAAGCAAAAGATTTAACAGGAAATGTTTACGGTGATTTTACCGTAATAGAAATGTTATATAAATACAAAATAAAACCAGAAATTAAAAAACCACGTACATATTGTAGATGTATTGGTATTGACAATAACGCATATATAATTCGTGCTGATGCACTAACAAGTGGAACAAAGCTCCATATAAAAGGTGCGATGAAGACAGGAATTTCACGTGACATTACAGGTCAAAAATTTGGACACTTAACAGCACTATATCCAATTAAAAAACGTGCTGCAAATGGAGGTATTATTTGGCATTGTGATTGTGATTGTGGAAACGAATGTGATGTTACATTAAATAATTTAACTCGTGGTCACACACGTTCATGTGGTTGTAACAACCGTAGTCAATATGAAGAATATATTCACGATTATTTAACATCTTTACATATATATTTCGAAGAAGAAAAGAGATTTTCTGATTGTCGAAACTCTAAAGGTAGTGATATGCTACCATTCGATTTTTATATCCCAAAATATAACTTAATTATTGAGTATGATGGATTTCATCACTTCAATCCTGTTAATGGTTGGGGTGGAGAAGAAAAATTTAAACTAACTCAAGAAAATGATTCAATCAAAAAT